ATAAATTCTTCCATCATCTCTGCAATCAAGACAGCTTTTCTAGATTCTATTTTTTCTGTTAACATTCTAACTTGCATTTGCATCTGTTGAGCCATTTGTGGATTCTGTTGCATCATCATTTGCATCTGTTGTAGTTGTTGTAACTCATTTCTAAACTCTACTTCAACTTGTTCTTGTGCCATTAAAGAAATATGTTCAAAAATATTTTTCTCTAAACTTGCCATAACAACTGGATTGTTTCTTGCAATGTTAGTTGCCATAAAATTTAAGTGAGCAGTCATATGTGCTCTGTGATCTTGACCTGGGAACGCTTGGAACGGTTTCCCTGCGAGAGCATCGATGTGTTCTAACGCAGGGTCCTTTGGTTGTGGGGGTTGTGGTCGAATTAAAATCTTATCAATATCTTTTACACCCAATGCTTCATACATATTTCTGTAAACTGCATACTGATTATGTATTCCTGGATTAGAAGTTGCCAGCTGCAGCTCTGTTTGCGCAAGGGAAATACGCTGTGTTTGTGAGAAAATATTAGGGTCTGCAACTGGCAAGATATCTACACGGTCATCAAAGTCCTGTTGTTTAATCATTCTTTGACCACCAACTACATCATAGGGGTACTCTGTAGGTAGATAAAGTTTAAAAACTCTTGCCAATAATTTAAATTCATTTTTAAGCGCTGCATAAATTCTTTTATGAATAGCAGACATTGTTCTGCTTCCTCTTTCAAGCAATGCTACAGTCGTGCCCACAGCTGCTTGTTGATTCCCATCACCTACTTGCAGGTCCGCTATAGAAGCGAATCTTTGTCCTGCATTTACCACGACTCCCATAAGTTGTAATAAGGTTTGAGAAGGCTCTTTGAAAGGTAACATCATAAATGAATCTCTAATGTTTCCTCCTGGTGCATCTACGTCTCTAAATTCTCCAGGTTGTATTGCTTGTGCATCATCTCTAATTCTGATTCCTCGTTGTTTAAATCCAGCAGGTAAGTTTGATAACGTTCCCGCATCTAATAGTTGTCTTAGGGCACTTGTTGCAGTTCTAGATAAACCGCCAATCATGTGTATTAAACCAAAACCATAAAAACCTAGTCCTGGTAAAAATTTGAAATGTACAAAGTATTGTACTTTTGATTTTTGTGGATCGTCCACTTCATAGTTTCTTTTAATAGATAAAATTTCTCTAGAGTTTTCTTCTAGTGTTACAATGTATGGAAGTTTAATTCCAGTAGGCTCACCATCTTCAGGATTAATATCCTCAAAACCTTCTAAGTCTAAATTAACATGACACTCTAATAAATTAAATACATCTTCTTCTTTACTTCTAGTTCTACCTTCAAGCTCATTTTCTTTTTGTTGTAATTCATCTTCATTTAATTGACCTGGTTTTAAATCTATATCTCTATAGAAACCTGCAACTTGTTGTTTTCTTAATTCGTTTTCTGAAATTTTTATTCGATGAATAATTGCTTCCGCATCATCTAATGAGGTAGCTGTGTACGGAACAATTAAATCATCTGCCGGTACAAACTTTGATACCGCTCTTTGTAAAACTTCATCGTAATAAACTTTTTTAAATGCTGAACCTGCAAGAGGTAAATAAAATAACATTTGATCAAACTCAGGTTCGTATTCTTTCATTTGATCCATCAACTGATAGTTCATGAAATCTTTTACACGATTTGATTGTTGAGTTTTTTCTGGTGTTGGAATTCCAATTATTTGTGTTCGGACTGGTCCATCAGCTGGGAGTAACTCTTTATATGCCAACGCTTGAAACTGAGTAACAGCTTCAGCAAGCACCGGATGAGTGGCACCCGAAGCACCCGAGAATGGTTCCGTCCTGTTTTCATATTTAAATCCTAACAGATCTAAACCTGTTTTGTAAGAGTTTTCCCATTCTTTTCTAGAATTTTTATAATCTTGATAATTTTGAAATAAGTTAGAACTTAATCTACCTAATATATCATCAGGTAAATGGTCAGCTAAATTAGCATAGTGATTTTCTGTATTTGCAACAGAAGCAATTGCAGGATCATAGTTTATATCAACTGATCCATCTTCGTTTTCTGTAATCTCTACAGGGTTTCCCTGTTCTTCTAATTCTTGTTGCTCAGCTTCTTCAGCTTCTGCAATTTCAACACTAGAAGGTATGTTAATTTCTTGCTCTACGTTTGGAAGAGCTTTGTCTATATCTGCCATTTATTTTTTCTCCAGATTGTTTGACTGTTCTAACAGTATTATAAGAAATATTCAAGCCCTGCGGCGTAGGCCCTGATTTTGGGGGTGGACCACTCTTTTTTCCTAGTCTATTCATCGTATGTGTATTTTCTCATGTTTTCTAAATCATCTTCGTCAATATATTCTTCTACATCTTTAAGCTTACCTTCCATATCAGGTCTTGCGCTTGCTTCATTATAAGTCACACCTCCTGTTTCAGGGTCTACTTCTATTTCTATTTCATTTTCTCTATAACCAGGTCTGTCAGGATCATCTACTTCTCTAAGTGTTATTTTGTTACCTTTTTCTGTAACCACAAAATTATCTGCTTGATAAACATCTGCAAATTCATCAGATCTATTACCGGTAAAATATTTCATTCCTGTTGCTTCAGCTTTTAATTTAACTTTAGCAATAAGATCAAATATAAAAGTAGGCATGCCATCAACAGCTTTTGAAACAGCTGGTGTTAAAGGTTTAGCTATTTTTACAAACTTACCTAAAACTGGTAATGATGCAATACCTCCCATAATTTTCATAAACTTTCTTCTATCCATTTTGGGTGGCTTACTTCCATCTTTAAAACCTTCTCGACTAATATCTACCATGCCACCTTCATCCATTAATGGATCAACTTGTTCAGCTAGGTATGCTTGTTTTTCTTCTGGAGTCATTGCTTGTAATTTTTCATACTCAGCAGCTCCACGTTTACCTAGTTCATATAAACCTTCACCTGCTAATGCGGCTATACCTACACCTGAAAGACCTGCAGCTAATCTTGGTCCTATTCCTAAAGTTAATGCTTTTCTTAGTAATGGATTTTTAGTCATTGCTTCTGCACCTTTAACTAATGCAGGGGTTGCTACTAATTCTGCCTCTAATAAAGTTCTATCGAAAGTTTCTTTTGGATCAACGCCTACAGCTAAATTTAATCCAACCATTCCTGCTGGTGTTGATAATGCAGCTTGACCAATTTTACTTAAAACTTTTCTTCCTGTTTTTGTTGCAAGGGTTCCACCTAATGCAGTAGCTCCTGCAGCGGTTGCAGATTCAATTGGATATTCTGCTACAAAGTCTAAAACTTTTTTATCCCAAGTTTCTGGATCTCCAAATTCTATATCTTCTGGAGGTGCATACTTTTGATCTGGTTCTTCTGCGGTTGCTAAAGCAGAAATACCAACAGCGCCTGCAGTTCCACCAATAACAGCTGTAGCAAGTTTACCTATCTTTGGTACTTTTTGTAAAGCTTTTAGATATTTACTTTTTTTAGCTTTATCGGTTCCAGATATTTCTTCAAATATTTCTATTCTCTCTTGTGGAGTAGCATTTATCAATCTTTGATCAATTTGATTAAATGTAGTTCCTTTTTTACCAGGAAGACCTGTTGTATTAAAATTTTTCATCGCTTGTTGAAGAGTATCATTGTATGGATTTTTTAAATCAGGTAGCCTTAAAGTCTGAGGATTAATTGTAACCCTTCCTTTTTCAATACCAAATCCACCTATTCTATATCCAGTTTTATTAGCAAAATCATCTTGCAATGCTTTTTGTTGTTTTAATAATTCTTGTTGAATAGTAGGAGTTGCTACTTCAGCTTGTTTTGATAATGATAATATTTTACGATCGTAATTTCTTTTATATTCATTTAAGTTATCTTTAATATATTCTATTCTAGTAAAATTCTTTTTATAATTACGAAAGTTATTTCTTTTCATCAAAGCTTTAATGTCGGTATGGTCACCTGCTACTTTAAAATCAAAAGCATTCATCATGTTGGCAGTTCCTTGAATTAAATCTAATTGTTTTTTAGGGAGACCTAAAAGTTTTCCCATTTCGTAATTACTAATTTTTCCAGATCTATTTGTGATACCAACAATGTTTTGATGCAAATAAGAATCCATATAATTTGCAGGGGGTTTTATTTTATTATATAATTTTTTCTCGTATCTTTGTTCTTCTCCAGCGTATATTCTACCTAGTTTAGATAATCTTGATTTTAAATTTGAAGCAGCGTCATCTAAATTTTGATTTGTTTCTTTTGCATAAATTTCTAAAATTGTATTTTTTTTATTTTCTGAAGGTAGATCAGATAATAATAATTTTTTATTTTTTTTCAAAATTCTATCTAACTGTTGAACTTGTGGAAATATTTCAGCGTGTCTTGTTGTAATTAAATCATCTAAATTTAATCTTTTAATAGTAGTTTCAACAAAACTATCTGACATATTTAAACCTGGATTTAATAGATTTATATTTTTAGCCATTGCATTGGCAGTGATTACATCGGGATTCTTTTTTATATAATCAGTTATTATTTTTTCTTTAGCTAATCTTTCATTCATTGGCATACTAGAACCACCTACTTGTTCTACAGGGGTGACTTCTTGTTTGACTAAAAAATTTTTTATGGATCTAGACGCTGTAGTGTTATCTGAAAAAGCAGGGAGTTCTGATTTTAATTCTTTAGCTATTTCTGCTGTAGGTTTTGTTTTAGAAAGATCTATTATTTTATCTTTTATAGACTGCGGTAAGTCTTCGTACTGCATTCCTTTATAAACAAACGTATTGGGAAAATTTCTTTTAAGAACTCTAACAAACTGAGTGTTGTTAAAATCTAATTTAGATTCTTTTACAAAGCCAGATAGATCTTTTTTTATATTAGTTTCACCTCTATTTAATTTTTTTCTTAAAAAATTAATTAACTTATTTTCTTTTTCTAAATAAGCTTTTCCTCCCCCTCCAACTCTATCCATTACAGACCCATTAAATATGCTAAGCCGCCTCCAGCTTGTTTAGTTCTAGTTACATTTTTGATTGTACTTAAAACTTCATCTGGTCCCATTCCTTTTTCCATCATCTTAAATGCTTCATCTAATGTAGCCAATACTTCTGCTTTTCTTTGCATGTTATCATCAATTAAAATTCTATCTATTAATTCATCTGTGATACCAGGATACTTTTGTTTTAATTCTAATCGCTCAACCATTTTAGGAGCTAAAGATTTTGCTACATTCATTTCAGCTTCAAGATCCATATTTGATAATTCTTCGATCTCATCAACTGTCATTAATCTTTTATCACCAGACATTTCCATCTCTTCAAGTTTACTCTCTAAAAATTCTTTTCTACCTTTTTCTCCTGGTTGTGGATTTAATTTACCCGCTTTGTATTGTGTAAACATATCTTGTTGATATTCTTTTTGTCTTCTTAAAGCTTCTTCTGCTTCTTCAACTGTTCCTTCCATCATCCAAGTCTCACTATCCCCTAACTCTTCTTCGTATTCTTTGATCTCATCATCTGTTAATTTTCTTTTTCGATCAGGATTTCTAGACTCAAACTTTTCAAACATTTCTTTTTCTTTTGCAGCTTTAGGTCTTTCCATTTCATCTGCAGTCTTTAATGTTTCTTTACCAAATTTTTTATTTATAGTTTTAACTAAAGCTTGAATACCTTTTGGTAAGCTTCCTAAAGCAAAACCAACACGTCCACCTGTTGCATTAGGTTCTCTGTCTTCTGGATCAAACTTTAATAAAACATCTTCTTGATCAATTTCTTTTTGAATAGCTGCTAGCTCCTCGTCGCTATATCCTCTTGGGGGTTCTTTAGGCATCTTAACATCCAAAAGTCCTTCTTGTTTTAAAATCTCTTCTAATTTTTTAGGAGTCTTACCCATTGCTTCCATTTCAACTAATTCATCTGCAAGGTTAGCAACATCACCTAAAATTTCTTCACCAAATTTACTTCTAAATACTTCTATTGGATCCATACCTTTACCAAGATCTATTCCTCTTTTCATTAAAATTTCTCTAGCAATTGTTCTAGTTAAACCAGTTGTTAAATTTTGAGAAACTTTTAAAGTCTTAATTCCTTCTTCAAGTCTTTTCATTAACTGACTTTCAGACTCTTCAACTCTTTTACCTCTTTTATCTACACCAGGTTCGAACACTGCTTCGATAACTTCACCTTCTTTTTTAGAAGGTTTCTTGATACTCGGTGCTTCAACCTCTTTAAAAATTTTATTTATTTGTAATTTTAATAAATCATTAACTTCACCAAACTCTTGTTTTGCAAATTTATAAGCTTCATCTATGGTGATGTTTTTATTCTTTGCAAGACTTGTTAAAGATTTTAAAAATTTAAATATTGATCCCATTAGTAATATGTCCTTTTAGGTTCAGGCAATGGCTCATCCAAATAATCTTCTGGGTGCTCCAAAAACCCGCCTTGTCTAAATCTCATTACAGCTTGTGTCATACTATCGACTAAGTCGTCGTGGTCACCATAAGGAAAAGCTGCACATTCCTCAATGACTTCCTCAGCGAAGGCTTCATTTGTGGGCGCCCATATGCATCCACTCTCAAATAGAGGTGCAACGCTGTTTACCCTCGTATGTTTATCATTACCTTTTGAGGGTGTAAAATTTATAACAGGTATCCCCATTTTTCGCAACTCATAAGTTAGAGGTAGACCAGACGCTTTTGATTCAACAATAACTGTCTCAGGATTCCAATATTTATACTGATCCATTGCAACGCGACGTAATTCAGGAAACTCTAAACGTTCTTTTAAAGCATCTAATAATATCAACTGTGGACCACTATCTTCGTTTTTATAAAAGACTCCCCATGTCGTTATCGCTGAGTAATCCGCTGTTTGCTTTTTCATAAACGCTGTATCATAAGATTGTATAACATGATGCAAGTGAGGTAATGAATCAGATTCCCACTTCTGCCACCATTCTCTTTTGATCAAAGCTCCTTCTTCTGAAGTTGGGTTTTGCATCCACTGCGCATTCCATTTAGGCAAAGATAGTGAAGCTTTAACTCCTTCTAATTCATCAAGCTTCCAAAACTCTGGCCACACTGGTTCACCTGAAGGCATGATAGCAGGAAATTCTATGATCTCCCATTTATCTGACTTTGGTTCTTTTGATTGTGCTTGTAGTAATTTACCGGTTAGATCTTTTGTATTCCATCTTGTCATAACCAAAACAATTGTACCACCCGGTTGTAAACGCTGACGAGGACCTGATGTATACCATTCATAAG